CGGAGGAAAAGGTGGCTCCGACGACAAGGATAAGTGGAAAAACGATGTCCACAAATACTACAACATACTCCGCAACATAGAACGCTACGAAGCTGAACAAGCCATGAGCGCGGCTAAGTACGACCGCATTGCTAAGTCTGGTGACCTTTCGCTAGGCAACACCGCTACAATGAAAGGGTTGTACGACAAGCAAATTTCCGCCCTAAACAACAAGAAGGCACAGCGTGAAGCACTCGTGCGCGCAGGCGACGATTACTACAAGCACCTTCAAAACCGTTTCAACAACGACCTCAAAGAAGCAGGCGGTAGCGGTAGCATAACCGACTACGTTACACTAGATACTAAAACTGGCTTAACTCAAATTGACTGGGGCAAAATTAGTGGCATTACTAAAAACGAAGTAGGTAGTGTTATTAAAGATGCTATGGGCGAATTTGAAAGTTGGGGCAAAGAATTAACCGACGCTGCGCAAGGTATTGAGGACGATACCGCAGCAATCAAGGAACTTCAGTACCAACTTATCGAAGCTAGTGGTAACTTGTACAACATGGTACAAAACGGCTACCTCACTCGTCAAAAGAACATGATAGACAATCTATCAGACATATATGAGGGGCTAAACCGTCTATCTAGTGAGATGCTCAATTCTGCAAAAGAGTCTATCTCTAAGTCCAAGCAAAGCAAGGACAACGCAAAAGCAGAGAAAAGTTTGAATGACCTGCGCGCTCGTATCGCATATTTGTCACAAGACACAGGTAATACACACGCAGTAGAGTTGGCAAATCTTCAAAAACAACTTGAAGAGGGCGAAGAAAACTATCAAGATTCTCTAACAAATCAAAAGCTAGACGAAATAGAAAAGTCGTCTAAAATTGCCGAAGAACAGCGCAAAAACCAACTTGACATACTCAAAATGCAACTAACCTTTATGGAAGAAAGTGGATTGATATGGAAAGAGATTGAGCGCATTGTACTAGCAGGCTTTGACAATAATGGAGTCGGTAAAGAAAACTCTGAAATGATGGATTATATCCGTTATCAACAAGAGTGGTTTAAGAAAAACTATTACGATAGACTTAAACTAGACAAAGACCGCAAAGAGACAGTTATCCGTGCAGAAGTTCAATTGTCTGAACATCAGAACATTGACTCGAGCGCGCGCATCAAACGTCATACTCCAGAGAACTACATGAGGTTTGCGAGTGGTGGGCTTGCGCCATACAACGGTCCCGCATGGCTCGACGGTAAGCCGGGCGCTCCTGAGATGGTACTAAACCCTACCGACACCAAAAACTTCATTCAGCTTAGAGATGTGCTTGCTAATGTTATGACTAAAAAGTCTGTGGGTGGTACAACTAATGGTATTAATAACTTTGAAGTAAATATCAAGGTAGATAAAATTAATAATGACTATGATGTAGATAAACTAGCAGAAAGAGTTAAAAAGAACATTATCCAAAGTGCTACTCAACGCAATGCAATAAAACTGTAAAATAAAAAGGACGACTTATTAATTTAAGCCGTCCTTTTTACATTAGTAATTCTAGTTTTTTGAGAATATTGATTGTGATTTTGGAATCACCGAAGTCATCAATTGATAGGTCGAAATTGTCAATTTTGATTGTGAGGTCGTATAGTTCTTGTATCTCTTGCGCGCACTTGTCCTCATATTCCTTTTTGATTGCGATTTCGCTATCGTTGTCGATGTGGTTGATAACAGGGGTGCCGTTTTCGTCTTTTTCGCTATACTTATCTATAATTTTTGAAAAGGCATTACGAATAAAAGGTTGTTCCTTTTGCATTTGCTCGTATATCTTGTTGAGTTTGTAGGCAGCCTTGATAGGAATAGCGCTTTCTACAATTCTCACATATCCTGACTGAAACTCTAATAAATTTTGTACTGTTATGTCTTTTACCATTCTGTTACCTCATATGTTGGTTTGCGCAAAGTGTGGAAATGCGCTGACTCGACCGCACACTTACCTAAACAAATCGCGTCGCTTACATCATCTGAAACTGTTATATCGTACCATTGCTTTACTAAAAGCTGTGCAGAACGCTTTTTGTCAACTCTTGTGCGCCCTTTTATCTGACAATGCGCGCGCCATGTAGCCGAAGGCAACACCACATACGGCATATTGATTGAATATAGACACTCAATTAGTACGCCTTGCAAGTGCGCCAAGACCTTATAAGTAGTAACTCCCATTCTGTGCGCGCCATTTTGTAGCTGTATATCTTCCAATCCAACTCCATCTATGTTCCATGCTTCTACCATACATATAAGCCACGTTCTCATATCACTAATGCGCGCCACTTCTGTATCGCCCTTGGACTGATATACGTCCGCGCGCACGAGTAAGCCATCGTCAAAGATAGCGTATCCGGTTGAGTGAGTTGCTTGGTCGAGCGCGAGTATGCGTTTCGCTCCTTTTGGTTTTGCAATAACTGTTTTTTCTACGTTTTTGAACGTGTTGTTCTTACATACGGGACATTCCCATTTGTTTCTAACGTGAGAATAGGGGGCATATATCTCATGCCCCTCATCACACTTCCATTTCATTTCTGTTTTGAGGTTTTTGTACTCATCGCTTACAAGTTCCCACCCATGAGCGCGAGCCTCACTTACTATATCTTCATACTTAATTTTCATTACTTACCTGTGCTACCGAAACCACCGTCTCTGTCGCTTTCAAAGTCCAAAATAGTGTCAACTGGCACAAAGTTTATTTGGGGTGCTTCTACTAGACGGAGTTGTGCAATGCGGTCGCCCTTATGAATTGTATAGCTTGAACCAAACTCAACAGATTTTGTAGTTACAATTACTTTGCCGTCTTTATCCATTGTTTGTTCAATGTCTATGCCCTTGATTTCAGGCTCAATGTTTTCGATAATGACACCCACTTCGTCCCTGTACCCACTATCAATAAGTCCCGGTGTATTACAGATGCGAAGTTTGGTTTTGGCGCTCAAGCCACTTCTTGGTTGTACAAGTAGTGCATAACCTTGTGGTATCGCCACTTTAAAACCGGCTTTAACGATGGTCTGCTCACCGGGCGCTATCTCTATCTCTTCAGGCGCATAGATGTCCATTCCTGCATCGGTAGCATGGGCATACCTAGGTTGTGTACCATGTTCCATGATTTCGATAGGTACTGATACTACGCGCGCAGTTGTATCTTTGAAGTCCTCTCCACTATTAAGAATGATGGTTAGGGCTTGTACGAGGAAGTCTTTTTGGTAGTCCTCTAGGCTTTCGTCATCTGCTTCCTGTAGGTTTTGGATTGAAGTGCGTATATCGTCTAGCGACAGATTATTCTGTCTCAATCCCGCAATAATACCTAACTGAACATCTGCATCTGCCATTTGCTCGCGTAGTGAACTCAAAAATAGCGCACTCACTTGGTCGAAGTGTTCTCTCGGCAACATTAAAATCGCGCTCAACTGCGTCAGAAAATCGTCCTCATCAATGGCATCATTTTCTAAAAGATTACTGAAATCTTGCATATCCATTATATATCCCAAACCTTTCTGTATTCTTTTGTAATCGAAACAACATAACACTCATCAATAATTTCGCCCTTGCTTTTCTTTACTTTGTAAGTTTGGCTAGACTTGATAACTTTGTATCCTTCCATTTCGCCTTTCTTTGCGTTTTCGATAAGTTCCTTTGCTTCTTGTTCACTATTAACTCTGTACTCTGTAACGGTTTTAAGCGTCATTTTCTTCTCCTTTATACTTATAACAATAGATACAATATCCGTCTTTATACTCATGCGGACAAGTTTTTTGTAGTTCTTTGTTCTCTTCAATCAGCTTTAAAATGGTTGGGTTTAAAACAAACTGACCCTTGTCGCGCAATTGTTTGATAAGGGCATTATTGTTATCGATTTGTCTTTTTATTTCTTCTGGCACAATCCTTGACATGGAAACAACTCTCCTTTCTCGTATATGGCGTAGCTGGCATTATAGAACAGCTTAAACAATTCATAATTTTCTTGCTTTACCATATCAAATAAATCTATGTTTTCGCGCAAAGTAAAGCGTGGTAGGTGGGGATATAAAATTGTTCTCTTTTTAATTTCATGGTTGAGTATTTTAACATAAGCATATAGGTTGTGGTAGTATCTTTCAGTTTCAATTTCTCCGTGCGCGAAGTTGCGATTGGGAAAACTACCACTAAAACAATTCCACAACTCAAATAACCTACACCATCGCTCGTCCACATACTTATTTGGTGTGTACTTTATTTGTATTTTCTTGCCATGAAAGTGCATGTGCAATAACTGCATATACACCTTTGGTAAATCTTCCTTTAAAAACTTTTGAAAATCGGTCATATAGTAGTCTATGTAGTACACAAATTGCGCTGATGTGTTGGTGCGCACCTTGGCTTGTACAAACTGATGGAATGTGCTGTCTTGCATAACGCCCCTGTATTCTAGCGGAAAGAACTCATTTAAGGTATCAAATGCAATCCACTTCAAAAATTGCTCGTCATTATTCACACATATTGGAAATTTTGTTCCTACTCTATGTATGCGTTGGTTAGGATAAGTATCTCGCAAGTAGTCTAACCCCATGGCAATCGTTTCGGGCGCGCGCTCAAGTGAGCCTACGTCAAAGTCGTGTATGAAAAGGGAAAGGTATTGATTGTTTGCGCTGAAGAATGGCTTAGTCCAATCCTTCCAAATTGTTTTACCATCAAGGCTTAATCGCGCGTGAACAGCATTGGTGAGTGTTGTGAACTTGCTTGCGTGAAATGGGTCGGTTGAGAACTTACCGCGTAAACCCTCATATATGAATACGTCAGGCGTAGACAACTCTATATCCGTCAGTTGAGGTTGGTATTTGTTACTTGTAAACGAAAGTCCAACTGGCACTACATTACTATCCGTCACTTCTGCGGGATAGATACCATCAAAGTAATCCTTAAAATAAAACACACTACCATACAAGTCAGGTCTTAAATTGTGCATGAAAGTGACTAAGTGATTGTGCCTTTTGTAATAACTACTAATTTTCATAAGTTCTAGGTTAAACGGCACATGGATATAGGTTTGCATATCTGCATCATATAGTCCAATATTCATTTAAAACTTAATCACTCTCAAATACTGATTTAAAAACTGATTTGCCGCACTTTCATACGCGCGCTCACAACATATTTCGTCAATTGATGTGAGTGCCAAATGTTGTACTTCAGTTGTATGCACATAGTTGTCTACATCACAATAGTGTTTCACACGAAATCTTGAGTTTTTGTTGCTGCGCAACTTCAGTATCTCTGCGCGCACTTGAGGGTCGAACAATTGTTCGCGTATTTCTTTTTTACACATGGTGCGCCCTTCGTATTTCCATAACAAATAGCTATGAATTAAATAGCGCACAAAACGAGTATAACACATTAAAACCAATTCCTTTTATATCCAATTATTAGAAAGATAGATGCTAATATGGTAGCCACACTTGAAATAATGAGTGGCATTAAAACCCATAGCCAACTTAAAGATATTTTACCTAGCAACTTTAATGCTATAAGCACAACAGTTAGTAGTGTTATAAAACCAACACCTGTTGCATGGCTATCGTAATTATCCATTATTTCTCTCCTTTTTCTGTTAGTGTTTTTATGTATGGTAAGCATTTTAAGTCACTAATAAAATCTTGCCATTCAGATAATTTGTGATGCGACCTTTGCTCAATTATAGCAAAAATGTTTTCATATGAAAGTGTAATTGTGCGAGTTTGTAGAAAACCACTTGGCAATAATTCAATTAATGTTTTAAAAATTGAACTTTTTTCGGTATCTTCCATTATAACTCCGCGCTCAACATAGTCATCAAAATTCACATAACACTCACGAAGTTCGTTTAGCACCAATATCATATGTTCCAAAAACTCTGAAGTCATTATCTTTTCAGTAGCTTCAAAACAAAAGTCACTTACATCAAATTCTTTTGACATGATGGTGTGCATTGTGCTTTCGCTATTGGCGGTAGTACCTACCTTGTATGTATCAAACTGTTTCCACCAATACAGTGGAGCGGTTATGTCCATGTTTACCATAACCTGTCTTGCCCACTTCCTGTGAGACTGTCCTGCTTTGTAGAGCCTTTTCATGAGCGCGAGGTCGTTATCACCGATGATGGTGCCGTTGTGTGTGAATTTACTGTCTGATTTTGCCATGCTGTTGTACGATTTGCGCATACCCCTGATGGCGTGCTCAAAGCCCCATACATCTATGTGTTCAGTTTTAATCATTTATTTTCTCCTTACGCTTTAGTATACCAAATCTTGGTGATGGTTTTTCTTCAATACATTCGATATATTCAAAGTCTTTGCCTAGATGAATGGCAAAATCTGAAGCTACATCTAGGTAGCGAGTGCTGATGTGCATTTTACCTTGTTTGTCATATACGTTATAAATCATAATGCTCCTTAAAGGTTTTTACCTCACATTGGTTGAAAAAGTTTATGATATCTAGTACCAAGCTAGTAGTATTTTCGATAGTATCGTTTGATGTACTGACACGTATTCTCCATGGGTCTGCATCGTCATGTAGTCGCTCTTCTGCATCTACCGCGATACGCTCAACCGAAGAATGCTTACATGAGCGCGCGGTCAATCTTGACTTCAATGTTTCTTCATCAGCAAGAAACTCAATTATTACAACTGGGCGCTCATAAGTTTTCATGAAATTGATAACCTCGTTGCGATTGATGATGTAGATGTCGCTTGCGTCAACCTGACGCTTAGTCGCACCATACCAGTTACCACTATATGTGGTTTCAGCTACAATTTCCTCATTGGCTTTGAGGGCTTCTAATTCCTTCTCACTAATAAAAATGTGTCCTTTTTCGTTTTCATGGCGTGGTGGTCGTGTTGTGTATGACGATACAACCGATAACCCACGTTTTTCTAGTTCGTTGGCTATTGTTGTTTTTCCACTACCACTATCGCCTACAAATAGGTATAGGTGTCCCATGTGCTTCTCCTTTATAGTGTTTCTATTTTGTGATAACTATTAATTGACAATTGGTGTAATATTTCTTCCACGAGCGCGGACTCACCTCTACTACCTGAGTAGATACTGGCTTGCGTGCGTTGGTTCATGGCTTTCATTAGTACATAGTTTATATTTCTGCTTTGTAACATTTTTTCTAGTTCATCTAATTTATCTAATCCACTTATGGTTGCCATAAACACCCATAGCTTCTCTTTTTGTCTTAGTTCTAGTAGCCACTTCGCCAATGGTACACCTATAATATTAGTTATAAAAGTTACAGTTAGTGCTACCCCATAACTCTGATTTGCAATAAACTTAATCAAGACGGCGCTCATGGTATATGTCGTTGCATTTACCAATCCCGCAGTCCATTTGCCACCTTTTACAGTCAATATTGATTTAATTGTAGATATAATAACATTAATAAATTGTACAGTAATAAATAGTAACAAAAATTTTCTCCTTTTATCTTCTTAATATATTATACCACGTTTTAAAAATTTTTTCAAATTAATAGACTAGAGATGTTACCCCTAGCCTAAAATTTTTAACTTATTTTTTCTGCATATTGATTATCTGATGCTAAATTTACACCTAATACCTCGTCAAAATGTGGTTTTTGATTAGGACGAAATCTACCAAACTTAACAATTATATTATCAAACTCTTGCAATTTTTCAATTTTATCTTCAATTTCATCACGATTATAGCCTGTGTAAATAACAATATCGTCGTCAGTGACTGCGCGCACGAGTGAGCAAACTTCAATTACATCGTCAAAGCTATCCATAGGTTCTAACCCTTGCATACACAATGCAGAAGTTAGTGCACTTGTAACATATAGGTGCGCAATGCGCGCAGGTTCAATTTCTAAAGATTTACAATCTGTAAGCGCCCAATTATGGCACAATTGAGTTCCATTTTCCCTATCGCACTTAAAGTCACAATAGGGAAACTCAATTGTCATACAAGTTTTCTTGTAATTCACAAAATCTTCAAAAATTAAACCCTTAATTACCATTTACGTTCTCCCATTTTCTCATGCTCCACTCGGCTTTGCGCTCGGAAGAGTATGTGCGCACAGGAACATAGAAACCTACAATACGTGAGTATTCAGTGTATACATCGCCACCACATACAGGACATTTCTTGCCGAAGAACGCGTGGTTATTCTTACATGCTTGAATTTTAGTTGTAAATGCAAAGTATGTAACACCCTTGTCTGCAATGTAGTTAAGCATCTCCCATGCCTTGTCGTCTGAATCGAATGGTGCTTCAAGGTTTGCGTGGAGAATAGAGCCACCATTGCAATACCCATCGAATAGTGCTGCTGTTTCAATGCGCTCTTGAAGAGTTGCCTTGATGCCTAACGGTAAGAACTGATTACCATATAGTGGTAGGTCATTAACACAATCTTCAGGGTACAGAATTTGGTCAGCTAGTTGCATCTTGGCACATGCACTCTCACCCGGAATTTGTTCTACGTTGAACTTATAGTCTTTGTCTAGTCCAAATTGGTCTTTTGTGTTATGTAGAACTTGGAATAGTTTCTTTGCAAATTCCTTGCCTTCCTCTGTGTAGTGCGTATTCTCAAACTCATCTTGTTCTGTGTAGCCAAAATGTTTTAGCGTTTCATATACGCCAGTAAAGCCAATTGTGGAGTAGCAGAACTTAGGGTCAACAAGTCCATGTGAGAACTGTGGCATAAGTCCCTTTTCTACGTTACGCATTATAATTGAACGCTGTACATCAAGCACCTTACAATCTAGTTCTACTAAGTTTTTAAGTCTAACTAGATAGTCTTGCTCGTCCTTTGATTCATATGCAAGGCGCGCAAGGTTAATTGCACTTACTTTCATAGAACCTACTTTTAGCGCAGTACCACCAATTGAGTTGAAGTAAGAGTCATCAATTTGTGACTTTAGACGGCAACAGTTAGATAAACTTGTAACAGAGTCATCAATAAAGAAGTTACTGTCAGTCCATTTTCTATTGTGTTTGCTACACCAGCGCGCGAATGGCTCGTCGATGAATTTGCCGTTTTGGCGCAGTAGTGCCATTGTAAGAACTGGGAATGTCATCATGTTGTGCGCACGAATTTCGCTAACTGTTTCCATGAAAACCTTTTGGAACTCTTGAATTTCGTTTAGGTCATCTACCATGAATGTGCCGTCGGGGTATGTTGCACCACCGAATAGGGCTTCTAGGTATGGCTTATCGAATACAGATACGTTGGTAAATGCGCTCTGTTGTCCACCCCTTAGGAATGGTTGGTTGAGTGCGTATACAAAACGTTGAATTTGTTGCTTTGCGAATGTTTCTCCATGCTCTTTGGTAAGTCCCATGTAGCCGTTCTGAATGTCTTTCTTCCAAAAGTAGTAGAAGTATGGAATAATGTTTGGAAGTCCAATAGCGCCAGAGGTTCTGTTACAAGCAAAACTAATGAACTCTTTTACAAAGTCTACAAATGTTTCAAGGTGCTGTGGTGGCTCACCATTAAAGCCATCAATGAAAAATAGTCCTTGCTCTGCTAGGTCTTTAAGGTCATAAGCGAAGCAATATGACACGAATGTTGACGAGTGAGCGTCGTGCATATACAGAGCGCGCGTCCACTCTTGCTCTAACCACTCACAAGCCGTTTTGAAACCGTACTTTTTATTTAACTCATAAAAAATTTTGTTAAAGGCTAAAAGTTTTTGGTGTGCCTTTGGCATTTCAGTTGTCATGGTTAAAATGTCTTTGTGTCCTACGTTGGCGTTGCCATCAATAGATGCGTCAGCAACGCTTTCCTTATCCACAAAACCATCAATAAAGTCTGTGTAACTTAATTGGTCATCATCAAAACCATTAAGTCTTGCCATTTCAGTTCCATATTTGGCTTGCAGTTTGTTATACTGCGTAATAAAATTTTTGTTTAAATGAACATTAATATTCAATATAAAATCTCCTTTAAAGTGAATTGATAAGGTTGTTGGCGTCCATGAAATTCAGAATGGTGTCGTTGTCTGTCACAATCGGCATTTCCATTATGTTATGCGCCTGCGCGAACTCAATCGCTTTATCCCCCTCTATGTAGTTATAACTTATGTTTTTACTATCTAGTTTTGCCTTCAGTACATTGCACTTAGGGCAACCCGTTGAATATAGCGTTATCATCATGTGTTCCTTTCATGGTACGAAGCGTACGAAAAAATCATGGGCAAAGGATTAATTTTCCCTTGCCCTATTAAGTAGTTTTTCGGTAGGCTTTCTATGAATTTTCGGTATCTAGTTCGCGCGCTCTTGTAGTCACTACACCTTTTTCACTAACATTGACAATTTCTTCAATTAAGTGGAATGGTGTTTTTTTGTACTTTTTGCACAAGAAGTTATCGCCACGTCTAATGCCTGTTGCTACAATTTTTGTGCCGCGTGAAAACATAGACTTTTCAATTACATGCTTTTTACCATCTGCGCCTACTTCAGATAGTTGTCTATCATAGTGAGTAAATGCGTCACCATATATTTGTACGGTAACTACACCAGTTGGAGTTAGCAATGTAACAAGTTTTTTAGCTTTATCTCTATCCAATACTGTACCACAAATTCTGTGGATACGATATATTGGTATTTCGCGCTGACTATTCTTTGGGGTGAATGTGTATTCAACGTCAGACTCTTCGTTGAGGTCGAAGAAGTCTACAAACTCATTTCTATCTAAATGCACGTGCGCCAACTCATGCTCGTGTATATAACATGAGATACTATCCATTTCCCACTTGGAGTACGAGCCTTCACAATACTTTTCTACAATTTTTTGAATTTCTTCCTCGTTGAATTGTAGTAAAAGTTCTTCTTGATGGCTTTGGATATATTTTTTTATGGGTGCTAGTGCACGGTCTTTGTTTTTCTTCCACGTTGCTTTCTTGAGCGCGAAGCCACTTGGCGCACTTGTATTTGGGGTAAGTTCATCGAGTGAGAAGTTACGTTCCCAAAAACCATAAGCATCGCTATCCAAATAGTAACCTTCATATTCTTTGCATTTAAATTGCTTTTTAGACAAGTATGTATTAAAGTCAATTACTGCGCACTCAAAAGGAAAATTATTTAACAGCCCCTTTTCACTTAACTTGCGCGCGTTTTGCATGTTAAGTTTAGTTTTTGTATCAGAAACTTGGAATGCGAATTTTTCCGCAATTTTGTATCGTTCTATGCCTTCCAACTCATCAAAAGCGCCTGATTTTATTAAGTTAAAAACCTGTGTTTTATTGATTTTTACCTTATTACAAAAATCATCTAAACTCTTGTAAGGTCTATTATTAATAATGTCCTTTACTACTGATAGTCCAATTTTATTCATACCGCTCATGCCATATAAAATGGAATTAGACTCAATGTCTGGTGAGAACGTATAGCCAGACTTATTGATGTGTGGTGGCTGAATGTGGATACCGCTGTGCATAAACTTACCAATCGCTGTTGCAATTTTACCATAGTCTACACTTGCCTTTACTTCTTCGTCATTGAGATAATCTGACGAGTCCGCGCTCATGCCACTATCTGCAATTAGACATGCGGTGTTCCATAGTATAACTGGAAATCTAAACGCTAGGTTCATTTCTTGTAAGCCAATGATACTATATGCTAGTGTATGAGATTTGTTAAAACTGTAACCGAGTTGTGGTACAACCCCTGCTCTCCATGCATACACCAATAGTTCTTTTCTCACACCAGCGCGCAGTCCATTCTCGATGTATTCTGTATGGAGAGAGTCAATTTCTTCCATTTTCTTTTTGGCTACAACCTTACGCGCCTTGTCTGCGAACCCTAGTGAGTTGCCACCCAACTCCGGCGCCATCAGTAGTTCCATCATATCTTCTTGTGTAAAACACATTCCATCTACAAAACATGGACTATTTTTGAAGAAATTAATTTCACTTTCTGTTAAGCCTGCATATCTCATTTCATCAATCCAACCGTTGATGTTTTGTCTAAAGCGCGCCCATTTTTCGAGTGGTCTTTCGGCTCCGCGCTCTTGTGCCATAAGACGAATTGCAGAGTTAAGGGTTGCAAGTTCGTCAACGCTTTTAGGCTTGATAAGGGCGATACCTTGCTGTCCGCTCTGCTTTTCCATTTGGAATAGCGCGTTAACTTCATGATTCCATATCATTTCCCACATTTTAGGGTTGGTACGTTCGAGATTATATACACCTACAATTGACTCATAGGTTTCGCGCAGAGTTTCTTTTGGTTCTGCATAGCCGTAATCACACAATAATGTAATACAGTTATGAATTTTATCTAATGCTTCAATGGATAGAACGTCATACTTAATTAATGATAACTCTTCCGCATCATGCAACTCAAAAGCTGTAATAATTTCCCCATTCTTTGTGCGCATGAGGGCAGCGTTGGTTGTGAATGGTTCGTCTACGAATACTACTCCACCTGCGTGGATACCCATTCCGCTGATAAGTCCCTCGATGCCCTTGGCTACTTCCCATAACTCTGGGTTTTTGTTCATTTCTGATACAAAAACTCTATTAGGACGAATACCTTTATCTTTGTCACCATAGTACGACTCATGCAACGTACGCAGAATACCTCTCTCTGCCTCAATTAGAGAGGCATAGTATTGTGCCTCATCTACGTCCATGCCTAGTCCGCGCGCTGCTGTAAGCAACGCAGATTTAGACTTCTCGGTACGCAGTGTCAGTACGTTAGCTACCCTATCCTCACCATATAGCTCCCTAAAGTGGTGCATAACCGCCGTACGCTTCTGTCCTTCGATATCGAGGTCCACGTCCAAGACGGTTACACGTTCAGGGTTTAGGAATCTCCAACGCTTGGTTTGGGACTCTTCGCGCAGAGGATTTATCTGTGTGATGCCTAGTAGATATAGCAATACAAAACCGATACCACTACCTCTACCCGCGCCCACAAGTGAGCCTGCTTCCCAACAACCATCAACGATACCTTGTAGATTGAGAAAATATTTGCTCCAACGCACATTGTTAATTTCTGAACTATCCCATGTGCTTTTCAGACACTCATTAACTTCGTCTAGGGTGCGCGCATCTTGTAGCTGAACGTCACTTGCAAGCCTTTCCATTATAAGTTCCGCAAGCAACTTATCACTCTCTTCCGACTTCAAAAACGTATCCAACATTGGTGCTTGAGCAATAAATTTCTGTTTTAAATTTTCATCTATTGCGTTGGCTGTTTTCCATTGTAATTGAGGAATTTTTAAAGGTTTTATGAGAGAATAGTTTTCACAACTATCCGCAATTTTTTGGATATTGGTAAATGCGGTTTCTAGTTCATCTACTGTTAAGTCGTTTTTTAGAAGTTCTCTAACTTCCTCGTCGCTCATAAGATATGTGTAAGCATAAAATGCGTCAACTTCGCGCTCTCCATTTTCTGCATTTAGAAACGCTTTATGCACGTTTCTGTCTTTTGCAAGAGGATAGTGTGCATCGTTAGTAACAACGTATGGTGTATTGGTTGCATGTGCTAACTCAACTATAGCCTTATTCACAAAGTGTTGCTCGGTGTAGTCTGCGGGTTGTAGTTCTAGATAGAAATTACCCTCACCAAACAATTCTTTCTTACTCTCAATCCACGAGCGCGCTGTCAACATATATTCTTCACGCGTAACACCAAACTCTTCGCCCTTTAAAATAATTTGTGGTAATGTTCCACCGAGACACGCCGTCATACCAATAACATGACCTCTATCTTGCTCAATAACTTCCATTAGGTCGCGCGCTCTTGTAGGCACTCTTAACATTCCTCGTGAGTTATAACTTCCAAGCCATGCTCTACTTGAAATTTCTCTAATTTGACGGTGTCCAATTTCATCTTTTGCAAGTAATATAAAATGGGGATAACCTTTTATTAATTCAGCAAACTTCTCATCTTCCATATCGTCTACCAAATAAATCTCGTTACCCCTAATAAGTTTAAAGTCAGGGTTATTCTCTTTTATCTTGTCATAATACTTCTCTGCCTTCAGCGCACTTGACACAGACTCGTGTTCTGTGATTGCTACACACTTATGACCTAGCGAAATTGCCGTATCAATCAAAGAAGGGATAGTGTTAATACTATCCCTCAATCTTAGGTTGCTCATGTCTGTGTGGTTGTGTAAAGAACCTATATATTTCATTGAAACTCCTTAAATTTACTGATATTTCTTATTAATTAATTATACCATAAAATATTATTTTTTAAAAGTTCTAAAACTCCCATCTTGGCTTTGAAATTTTGGTTTCTAATTCATAGTCATCAACAAAAATTTGGGGTGTGTAAGTGCCTAGCCACTCGTTTACGTTTGTGCGCCCAATTACGTTGATGGTGTGTTTGGATACGTCAATTCCTTCTAACTCTTTGATAAAGTCGTGCGCCTTGAAGAACATGTAGGCAATGCCATTGTGCATAACTTTGACGGTGTCTTGTGACTTGCCCATTATGGTATAGTTGTCTAGACTAATGTTTTTGACAAGTACAACAGGTTCGTCGTTTTGTTGACCCCATGTGTCGCCCCAATCGCTTACATCATAAATGAACTGTTCAAGCAACGGACTAGAACTATCAAAAATAAAGTTGATGTCATGGTAGTTCTCATTAAATGCAACATCAGCTAGTTGCGTATCAGTTAGTGCTTGGAATGTGTCTAGGTTTGAAACTTGTATTCCAATACCCGCTGCATTTGCGTGACCACTCACATATTCTGTTAGGTTTGTGTTAGTTAGAAATTCCTTGAAATCTGGCAATGGACTATTGTGTACGTTACGAATACTACCACGCAATATTCCATCGTCTGCGCGCTTTACGACTAGCGTAGGTCGTTTATACTTATTAGCAACTTTCATAGCAAGCAGTCCATTTAATGTCTTTGGTAAGTCATAGGCTTCAAGTAGTTCTAGTACAATAATTTTATGCGCCAAAAGTTCTTTCTGCTCAACAATTTCATCAATGGCTTCCATCATTTTATCCAATATGCGGTTTTGTTTTGCACGCGCATTAACACACTCGCGCGCACTTTCAATTGAAACCTTTTCAAGTTCACCTTTACACCCACGTTTGTGACATTCAACTTCGATGTCTCCATCGTAGAGCGCCAAGAACACACGTTCTTTTTCCTCTTGTGTTCCAACTCTAATCATAGCATTGATAAGTGGAACTATATAAAAGGCAATTGTAATTGGGGTGAATGTGTCTTTGATGGAATAGGCTTGTTTGTTACAAAGTGCTATGAAAAACTTGTTTTGAATTGAGTTTAGACCGTGACTGATAATGTATCTGTTTTCGAGATTGCGCACATCCATCATATCACCAATTAAACCTAGTGCGACAATATCGATTAGGTCGTCTACCATATTAGGGATACCTAGTTCCTTACCCACAAACCTAAAGAACTGCCATGTAACACCTACACCACTAAGACTTTTGTTCGTGTAGCGGTCTGAAAGTTGGTTGTTGATGATAACTGCATAGTCACTAAATTGCGCGTCTTCGTTCTTTTCGTGGTGGTCTAAAACTAATACACGACTTCCATGAGCGCCCAGTCGTTCGTGGTACTCATAATCGTTAGTAGACGCATCAGGCAGTATAACTACATCGTAATTTCCGGCTTCAATTTCATCACACACGTCAGATAATCCATGCTCTTTACCCTTGTGTAGGTAGTGTACAACTTCCCAATTGGATTGTGTTGCCTGCGCCATTCTCTCAAGTCCAACTCTAGCCACTGTCGCGCTCGTGTAACCATCTACGTCGCAATCTACAACCAATGCAATTTTACAATGCTGACCTGCGTACTGCGCCAACATCATATAACCCAACCTCACATTATCCAAGTTCTCTGGTGACTGTAAGTTCAAGGGCGACGGACTTTTAAATTCCTCTAAATTTTCAATCCCGCGCTCATGTAATAGATTTGCAAGAAAATTGTCACTATACAATTCATTAATTAATTTATACTTCATTTATACTATCCTTACTCTTTTCTGTAATAGTTGATTAAAAACTTCTTCCCCTTTGTCACTAGGAGAATCTTTGTCTTGTAATAAGTTCTCTCTATCATATATAAAACTAAAATTTGCATAGTTTTTATACTTACTACACATATTCCATAGTTTTTGAAAATAGTTATCTTGAAAGTTTTGTTCTTTGTCAAAACATACCACTATTTCTTGTGGGCGCGCGCATCGTATAAGTTTTTTAATGGCAAACTTATTTAGGTGTGAGCCACATATGGCTACCGCGCAGTTGGGTCTATCAAAACTTTCAAATTGTAAAACTGACTTCTCTGACTCAAATATGTAGCAAATGCCAGTTTTGCGGATGTTGTCTTTATTAAAATTCAAGCCATATAGGTTCAAACTCAAAGGGTGCGCATAAAACTTGCCCTCAATTTTAACTGGCGTATACTTACCCACGTTCTCAACTTCCCAATCGTCGAGCGCGCGACCTCGAATACCAACCAAGTTTCCATTCTCATCATAATGTGGTATCACAATTTTATTTTGCGCAATTGAAAACAATATACCAAACTTATCCATTGCTTGTTTTGAAATTCTGTCCTTTAGCCATATTGGTGGATAAAGTTTCACAAAACAATCCAACAAATTATGACTTATTTTGTCGAGCGCGCGCTCATGTGAGCCTTCTTGATAGCGGTCACGAATTGGCTCGTATCGGTCATGGGTTTCCAAGTCAGGATTGTAGTTACTGCAATTGACAACTACCTCATAAATATCTTCATACCAATTGTAACTGATATTTCTAACAGTATAATAGTTTTGCAGAAACTTAAAAATTGACATACCACCGCAATGAGTATAACAATAAAAAAACTTATTGTCTTTGTACCAATATAATTTACGCGAACATTCATCTAAATTTGTATTATGACAAGCTGTGGCGCATATAATATATTCGTCAAATTCCTCGTATGGCACATTTAACTTATTTAACAATAATTTAATTTTATCATTATCTAATTGTTCAAGTAATTTCTTATAATTCATTTTGCGTCTTTATTCTATTATTCAAATCTACTACCATAGACTGATATTCTTGTTCTTCTTTATCTTCCCAACTTTTAACCTCATATACACCATACTTATAAAAATTCTCAATTGGATTAAGTCCCGCATCAGTTATAAAAAGGTCTGTTTTGCGCATTGTTGCATAGTCAAACTGTGACCATATTTTAACTTGCGTCCACTCACCATTTCTAACCTTAAATACATCAGTTACCAAGTTTGGCAGTCCTGTTTTAGAGTCTTTAAATAGGTTTAGTTCTTCTTGTGTTGGGCGCGCCATAATAGCACCATTATCAGCCTTGTTGATAATGGCTCTACTACCTGCAAACGAACTTTCGTTACGCACGCCTCTATCGTCATCGCCTTTGGCATTAAGTTGTGTTGAAGTGAACATGGCGACGTTTAACTCCACCGCTAAATCCTTCAACGCGGTCGAGAACATCAGTAAAACTTCCGATTTATTCCATTATTTCTAATGGCTCAGACTATATCTTAAACACTAAAGTGTCTATAGCCGTTTCCCAATGCGTATCAATAGCATCAGTACTCCAAAATTGACTTTGGATAGTCGTTACAGGTTTTATAAGGAGAGTTTATTAATTTCCGCAAATTCATTGGCAGTAATGCGGATAAATTTATATCGTTTTTCACATCTATCATTTCTGCATAAACTATGATAAATTTTACTATATGTGGTGTTATACTTAGCAGCAAATTCTTTAATAGTTAAAGCCGAATCTTCAATCAATCCAGTTTCTTCATTAATTTTACCTACGCAACAAGTATGTCTTTTTAAAAATTTCTCAAGCCATACTTCTTTTTCACTACTTTTAACCCAATAGAAATTATGATGGGCTTGTGTAGTTTTAATACTATTTTGCACTGCTCGAAAATCACTATCGGTTAATTTAGCAGCATCTCTAATACTACCAAATTCATTAATCAAATGAAACTGCTTTCCATCAAATTGATATTGTAAAATGTTATCATATTTTGCTTGATGGCTTTGTTTAATTTTAGCAAGAACAGCCGGAGTATAAACAGGATTAATTTGCCCACCTTGTAATATATTATAAGAAGATGTGGCATCCAATTTCTGAATAAGTTCGTGTTCTTTTTGATAAGCCTCTTCTTCATTTCCATCAAATATATCAATGACCTCAAAGGCAAATGCCTCGCTGCCATATAGGTTGTAGTCTTGCTGTATTTTGTAGTTAGGGTGTTGATTACGACTTAGCTTTTCAAAATGTTGTTTTTCTCTTTTAGCGTAATCAGTAGTAATTCCAATGTAAAAGCTGCCATTCTTTTCATTAGTTATCATATAGTAATAAAATCTCATTTTTCTCTCTCCTTATAACTTCCCACGGTATTGTCTTATCCTTAAAGGACTTAGATTCTCTTACCACCTTAATCTTTCGATTTAGTTGACCGTTAGCTTCCATTTTAGAAGTAAACATTATTGATACTTCATCTAATATGGAAACCCCACTGATAAGTGGAAAAGCTATATATACGACAAAAGTTTATCGTTTCTCAGCGCAAACCCACGAAACTCACCCAAAAGCGCGGGACCGATGAATATGTAGTCATAAAACACGCACGTAATGTCATGTGTCAGGCAGTTCTCGCGCACGAGTGTTTTGATAAGTTCTATGGTAGGGTTTGGAACTTTAACCAAAATTAAATTGTTCTTAAAGTATTCCAAAATTTCAATGCCTTGATTTAAAACTTCGCGCTCTAAATCACTAAAGTTCGCATATCTAAACTTGCCCTCATTTATACCTGTAATATATGCCAATACCATCTTGCGCGCTTCTGAAAACTGTTGCTCTGTAACAATAAACAGAACCTTTTCGCTACTACCTTTTACTTCCCACTTCTGTGTCGTCCAATTGAACCTCATAGGAAACGCTAGATAACACGCATCGGCAATCGCATTTCTTGTCTTACCAGTACCACTGGCTGCTGAACGTATTGTAAGGGTACCGGGCATTGCCCCATTAATAACTTGGTTCCACATCGCGCCCTGCACTGGCACACCCATAGATTGTTGTTCTTGAATGTCGGATAATAGGCTTTTTAGCCCTTCTGCCACATTCTCAACTTCTACCTCGTCATTAACTTCATACTGACTTTCAATGGATAGTAGTTTGCGCCTAACCACATTAACAATATCTTGGATTGTATATGTTTCAAATAACTGATTAACTTCATATGCCTTTGGGTCGGATAAGTCATCAATATAAATCTCACTTATATCAAACCCATTCTTGCTTAAGTCGCGCAGTAAATTAATTTTTTTAAGTTTCGTGTAATAGTAGTCAAAATTATCAACTTCCGATAGTGAATATATGTCTTGCAAATATTCAATACCATTAGAGCGTTGAAAAACTCCTTCTGCCTTTGGATTGGTAGATAGACAATCTTCTACATCAATAGGTTGGATTTTTGTTGCGCCACTTTCATATAGTTTTGTAAGTGCCACATACACATATCGTTCTAGTAAATTGTCAAAATCTGTTAAGTCCAAAGTGTATTTGTCTATATGGCTCAATAACTGCGGTTTCTTCATTATCGAGCCTAATACTTGCTGAACACAAATTTTGCTATTCATTTTAATCCATTTCTACATCATTAAAATCGTACGTGCTTTTCTTACTTGAGCGCGTGACTGCCTTGCGCACCACGATTTGAGCGTTTTCTCGCTCGCGCGCACACAATTGTTCGTCGATTTGGCTGAGTATGCCGGTGTGGCGCTCTTCCAATTCTACCCAATAGCTACATGCTTGGTTATACACGTACTCTACTATACCAATACCACCATTCGACTTACTTCTGTCGCCATTGTTGACAGTATAAAACCATAGCAAGGTATAGTATATCCCCTTGTTTGTCATATTTTTCTTTAAGAACTTTTTACGTTGACCTTCGCATATCCACCAGTCATAACTCATTTTAAGGTCGCGCGCAAGCAAGTCATACATGCGGTCAACCCAAAATTGGTCATCACCGCTACTAGAATTGCGCCAGTTGTCATAGCAGTTCTTGTGAAAATAGTAGTTTCTTGAAGGCATTATCCAATCAATGCCCTCGCGTGTAGTAGTCTTACAAATTTCTCGTCCACATACACGACAATGTACAATATTTTGTTTATTCGCCATTTTTCTGATAGTCCTTTCTATATATATTATATCACAAATTTAGCGAATTTTCAAGTTATATACTAAAAAATAGAGTAGCCGAATTTAGCTACTCTACTTCAATTGTATATTCAATTTAATTGGCTAGTTTTTCAAGTTCCATTACAGCAAAATTGAGTGGCTCAACTTGGTCTTTAGTAATGGTTGAAATTTGTACGGGAGTATGGAAATACTTAACAATGGTACTCATAACCTTATTGTAGTTTTCCTCTGCAATAGCTTCGTCCTTTTGGTTGGTGATAAGTGTTTCCCAAACTGCCTTTGCTCTACTCATAAGGTCGTCATAGTCATACTCTTGACTTACTTCAGCGGGCACTTTATCAGTTTTATCCACCGAAACCGCACCTAGTTCAACTTCCTTGTCAATAGCATCACCAATAGCATTTACCAATTCCTCATATCCAAATGGAATTTTTGGCTCTAAAAAGCGGTATCTTGTGCCAGCCTTAATATATCTAGTTGGCTTTGTGTATAGCCATCTAGTAGACTCCCCATTCTCATTCCATTCTTGTGTAATAATACCAATAACGTCAACAAGCGCATTAACAATATTCTTACAACGGTTAGATAGGTCAGGCTGAACGAATTTCTCCTTTGTAGTATCGTCCTCAATTTCCTTTAGGTGCGAAGTCATGATAAGTCCATATCCCATCATAGTAATTTGTACAAGTGTTGACCTAAATTCTTTAGATAAAGTAGACCAACCCTTACCATAAGGAATATCACCAATTTCATTTACGTTGTAGCTTGCGCACACGTATCTCTCACAAAGGTCAAAGGCAATACCAATAGTATCAATTGCCACATTCTTAAATCTTTCCCTAACTTTAGGGTTATTAAGTTGTGCAACCGCTAACTTTAGGTCGCCCCATGAGTTGATAGGCTGTACCATAGCGCCCGGAAGTGCATTAGTACCAATCTCTGTTGCAAAGATTACAGTATCCGGACACTGCGCGCAGAATGAGGTCTTACCAATCTTCTCTGCGCCGGCAAGCAACACATACTTGCCGGATAAGTCGCGAGAAATTACATTGGGTTCTAGGGCTAGTAAATCAATCATTTATCTACCCCCTTATTAAAATCCTCTTGCGTTAAAGCCTGCGTTCTGTGCAGGAGCCTGCTTTGTTACAGTACCGCCCTTGGATTCAGCCTTTGCTCTCATTTCTGTGAGTTTAGCATCTCTCTGTTGCATAGCTGCATCAATGTCTGCTTTGACAAAAGCAAATTCTCCAATAGCAGGAGTTTGGTCACCACCAGTGATGATAAGGTCACTTACTCTAGTAACTTTCTGTCTTTCTATAGTTTCACCAAAGCCAACCTTTTCAGCAATAGTTTCTACTGTATTTGAAAAGTCAAGTCTACCGATTGCCTTTACAGTTGAACCTGCAACCCAGTAGTTAGTGATAACGTTGTTTACCTCTGGCGATACACCATATAGAGGCACAACATCTACTGCGCCACCAAACTTAGGCACGATAGCTGTAATCTTCTGTCTGCCAGTAGGCATGTTGTCCTTATCCATCTCAGGTAGACAAGACTGAACGTACATTTCAAGTTCAAACTTTGCCTGTGGCTTGAACTCTGAACCTTCGTTTACCTTGTATACGAAGTTAGCCTGTACTCTTGGCTCAGAGACAAAGTTACCCTGACCGCTGACAAACTCATTCATGTCAATCTGACCACTAGTAATTCTGATTTTGTCTGCGTTTTCAAAGCCTACTGCTGCCGCAGACTTAAACTCATTCATAACCTTTTCGATAGATGCGTAAGCTGGGTTTGCACCGCCATCTTTTTTTAGTTCCATACTGAACATGTGAACAGGAATGTCAAGAGTTTTATCTACTCCATTGATAGGCTGATTAACTCTAACCATAATTCTGCCCCTAATGCAGTTGGCTAGTTTTCCCGTTGAGCGTTGTGTAATTTGTGTCTTTTCTAGGTCGATTTCAAGAAGTGTTCCTTCGATATATACTGTGTTCTCTGCAATTCTCATTTTGTTTATCCTTTTGTAATTTTTAGTTGAAAAATAGTAAATTTAAAGGGAGTAGCTAAACTCCCTCAAAACTACCTAAGCCTGAAAAGCTACTCCATCTGCTGTAAGCTGTACGAATGTTACTTCGCCGTCCTCACCCTCAACAGCTTCCTTAACTCTTACCACTAGACCTTTCTTTGCAAGGTCAGTTACATTAGCACTTACTGAACGAGGTGCTCTCTGTACTGCTGCTGCGATTTCCGGAATAGATGCCTTTCCATTCTCTCTAACATAATTGAATACTTCTGCTGACTTTTCTGTTAGCTTAATAGCGTCTGACATAGTTGTTTTCTCCTTTGAAAATAAAATTTTATTATAAGTTTTTAAGAGGATTTTATTTCTCTCTTAATTCCTATATATATTATAACCTACTTTTAGTTTAATTGCAAATTTTTACAAGTTCAATTACTTGTGAATTTTTTAGGTCGGTAGCAATTACACCAACTGTACCACGACTAGAAAGTGGAATTTCACTAATTTGCATTTTAATTTGGTTTGTAGAAGTGGCAACTATAAGTTCTTTGTCGCTTTTAGTGATTGGCAAGAAGTCTACCATAGAGTCACCATCTTTTAACTTTTGAGCGCGCAGACCTTTAGTGTTAGTGCCAGTTACCTTGAAGTCACCTATTGGCGTTCTTGAAATTTTACCATTTTTACTTATGGTTACTATTTCAATTGTGTCTTGCTTACATGAGCGCCCGCGCACTACGACGCCTTCGTCCACCTTCATGCCTTTAACGCCCCTTGCCGAACGTCCACTCGCGCGCACTTGTGAGGAGTTTGTAATCATAAGGTTACCATTAGATGATAGAAAACCAACTTTCTCATCTTCTACCACATCAATTCCAACTAAGCTATCGCCATCTTCTAACTCAATACATTTTTTAGCTTGTGTACTTTTCATAAGTTCTGAAATGGCGGTCTTTTTAATAAGTCCATTTGCAGTGAAGAAAACTAAAAACTTTTGTAAATTTTTAGAATTAATATCAATGACTTGAACTATGACTTCGCGCTCTTGTAAGCCAAACAAACTTTCGCAGTAGTTAAAATCTTCTAGGTTAAGTTCGTTTACTGTAGTAAAAAATGCCTTACCTTTATTCGATACAAACATTAAAGGGTTTTTGCTGTCACACGATGCCGAACCTATAACTGTTTCGTTCTCGGATAACTTGATTTTTCGACCGCGCGCTCCTCTCTTTTGAGCGTAGAGAGACGTTTCTTTTGTAGTGAACAATCTGTTCTCGTTAGTAAGACTAACAATAAAGTTAAACTGTTCAACTTCTTCATCTTCTTGTGTGTTAAGGTCTATAATTTTTGTGCGTCTTTCGTCGCCAAACTTTGTGGCAACTTCATTTAAACCTTTTTCTACTTCCTTTTTAAGTAGGTTGGTGTCATTTAAAATGGCTTCAATTTCGTTTTTCTTGGAAATTAGTGTGGATTGCTCGTCTAAAAGTTTATTGGTTTCCATTTTAGCAAGACGACTTAGTGTAATTTTTAAAATGGCTTGTGCTTGCGCGCCATCGATAGACAATAGTGTCATTAGTTTAGTTTGCGCATCAGATGTAGAGTTTGCACTTTTGATGGTAGTAATAACTTCGTCAATGTTATTGATGGCTAACACTAATCCCTCAATGATGTGTAGACGTTCCTTAATGCGGTCTACATCAAACTGAAACGCGCGCGCATAAACTTCCATTTCATGGTCTAGGTGCGCCTGTAACATTTGTTTCCATGTATAGTCTCTTGGGTATCTTCCTTTTTCAAGCATATTGAAGTTGATGCCGTAATGGTTTTGTAGTGATGTATTTTTGTACAAATACTTTACCACTTTGTTTACGTTTGCGTTTTTAGTTAGATAGATTTTTAGTTTTGGTGTAAGCCCTGTGAGGTCGTTGAACCTGTCAATGCCGGGGTTCACTTTGCCATCTTCCTCGTTGATAATGTCCTCTAGCTGCGCGCAGATGGTATTGACATAAGTTATATATGGAATTTCAGTTACAACTAGACAATTGTTAGCCTTATCATATTCAATGGTACTTCTTACCTTACATGCTTTCCCATGACCGTTTTTCATGGCTTCGCGCACTTGTGAGCCATTGAGTACCGTGGCACCAGTTGGGAAGTCAGGCATACATATAATTTCATCATCATCTATGTCTGGATTCCACAAAAGTTTCACGAGCGCCGAGTTCACTTCGCGCAGATTAGTGGGCGGAATGCCAGACCCCATAGATACACCGATACCAAGTGTGCCGTTGACAATAGGTGCAAAACCCTTACATGGTAAATACACCGGATACTGTTCTGTATTATCATAGTTGTCACGCCATTCTGAAATTGTATTCTTTTCTATATCTTTAAATAGATAGTTTGCAAGAGAAGTTAGGCGCGCGCTCGTGTATCTCGGAGCAGCGTAGTTGGCTCTTTCTTGTAAATTGCCCATGTTTCCTTCAACTTCCACGAGCGGATAACGTGTAGCAAAAGGTTGCGCATTACGCATTATAACCCACAAACACGAAGCATCACCGTGCCAAAATATACGCGCGGCAGAACCAATTGCCTTTAATGTCTTTTGATATGGCTTCCCATGCACAAACTTGTCAGTATACATACAGTACAGAATCTGACGAGCGCCCGGCTTCAGTCCATCTACAACTTCCGGTATTGCACGGTTTTGGATAACTGCTCCTGCATAGTTTGTAAAGTTTTCTTTAATAAAGTTATTACTCATATATAAATCTCCTACTCGCGCACTTGCGAGAAATCAATGTTTTCTTGTACATATTGTTTTTTGAAATCTGTATCTTTGCCCATTAGTTTATTTAGCAACTCTATATCTTCATCATCAAGTTTTATAGTTTTGATAGACTGAAACTCTTCTGTAAACATAGACCTATGTGCCTGTTCAGGCGATAGCGAACCAAGTCCCTTACACAAGTGAATGTCACCCTTTATGTTAATGTCTTGCTCACTCGTGAAGTAGTATTCCTTACCACCCTTTTTGACAATATAGTATGGTGACTCTAGGCGCACTAATCTACCTTCCTTGATAAACTCTGGCGCGAAGTATTGGAGCGCGATTGTAACTAGCAATGCAATGTGTCCACCATCGGCATCTGCGTCAGATGCAATTCCAAGTCTACCATATCTTAATTTTTTACTATCATACTTAAAAGGCACAATATTCATTGCACTTAATAGCAACTTAATTTCTTCGTTTTCTAAAACTTTTTCTAAGTCATTAGTAAGTACATTAATTGGCTTACCGCGCAGTGCTAGAATACCGAAGTCGTTTGTGCGCGCGTTTGCAAGCGATGAAGCAGCACTGTTACCCTCAACAAGCAATAGTGTCGATTTCTCACCCAAAACCTCCGCATCTTTTAGCTTATCACTAGCAAAAACCTTTTTCTTTTGGTTTGAGCCAATGTCCTTTTCAGCTTTAAGTATTTGAGCGCGCACCTTCTCCGCAGCAATTTCTGCCTTTGCCTCTTTTGTAAGCATGGAGATTATGCGATTGAACTCGTCAGTATGGCGCTTGGAAAACTCATCAAGCATTTTGCCAGTTGCGCGCTGACATAGACCACGAAGTTCCGGATTGTTGACCTTAGTCTTTGTTTGGTTCGCAAACGATGGGTTCGGAACTTGGCAATTAACCACATAAAAAAGTCCTGTGCGCGCGACGTCAGGTGACACCGTGTCATTAATGTGCTTTTTGAAGAATGTGGTTAGGGCGGTTTTGACGCCAGTTAAGCTTGTACCCCCTTCAGGGTTAGCAAGTCCATTGGTAAATGTGAATGACTTCTCATGGCGTTCTTTAGTCCAAAACGCAGCAACCTCACACTTAATTCCATTTTCTTCCATTTTAATATAAAGTGGAGTTTTATGTAATGGAACTGCATTATCTTTGATGAAGTCCTTAATCCCGTTTTTAGATAGATATTTAACTTTTTCTTTTGTTTGTTTATCTTCGAGCGCGAACTCAATTCCACTTGAAAGGTATGACCAATTTTTGCACATTTCTTTTAAGTCACTAAAGTTAATGTGAATTGGCTCAAGATTGTAAACTTCTTGGCTTGGTGTGAATGTTACCTTTGTGCCAGTTTTGGTTGAAGTAGCTTTAACAGTTGTAAGCGATGTAACCTTACCATTTTCTACAATAAGCGTACAAGTGCGCCCGTCCCTAGTCGACTGCGCGCTGAAGTAATCAGACGACAACGCAGTACCCTTGGCACCGATACCGTTCATACCAGCAACATTCTGATATGTTTTGTTATCAAACTTACCACCAGAGTGGGGCATAGTATAGATAGCTACAATTGCATCTACACCGTCGCTCTCGCGCACGCCAAAAGGCACACCCCTACCTTCATCTTCCACAGTAACGGTGTTGCCATCTAAAGTAACCGTAATTTTCTTACCAAACCCCATTGTAGCTTCGTCAATTGAGTTTGTAATAATTTCTCTCACACATTGCAGTACACCCGCGTTGTCTGCTGAACCCATATACATAGCAATACGAGTTCTAATAGCATCTACAAACGATAGTGTCTGAATGGAATTAGCATCATAATTCATCGTCGTTTTCTCCCATTAAATCTTATCTTATTCTATTATACCTCATTTTTTAAAAATTTGCAAATTAAAAGAGCGGTATTTACCACTCTTGAAATTTTTTCTTTTTGGATTGAGTTTTTACTATATATAGGTGGTCGCGCGCTCGTGTATAGGCAACATATTTTATGCGCTTTTCTTCGTCTTTGCCCCATGGGCGCATACCAATTACAACTACGTTATCGTTTTCTAGTCCTTTGGCTGCGTGAACAGTTAGTACCTTAACGGTGTTGTCCTTCATTTTTTGGATAAGTTGTCCTCGGTCTAGTTCGGATTGCTTGAAACTGTCGTATGGAACACCCTTGCGCGCAAGCACATAGCATACGTCACTTATTTCTTGGTTGGTACGACACACAATAAACCATGAGCCGTAGTTGCCATCTTCCATGATTAGGTCAATTGCTTCTAGTACACCTTCGAGTTTGGTGACTTGTCCTCGTATGCCACGTCCACATAGTGAATAGTCATGAAAGTCAGGGTCAAGTGCGTCCAAAACTTTCGCTGCGGTTTTAATTACACGAGCGCCACTTCGGAAATTGGTGGAAAGTGTATAGGTTTTGACGTCATCTTGCTTGGATAGGTCAAGTAAAAGCTGTGGTTCTGCACCTCTCCATTCATAAATCGATTGTCGCCAATCACCTATCATCATGAAGTTAAGTGGGCGCACATAGTTAAAGAAAAATTCGTACTGTTTTCCGTCGCAGTCCTGTGCTTCGTCTACCAATAAGTGTGTAACCTTTGGAATTACATGGTAGTGCGTACTAATAAGGTCAAAAAGTTCGTCAAAGTTTTCCTCATTTAATATGCGCGAAGTATCAATTCCACCCATAAGTAGTAGTGTGTTACAGTATGAATGTATTGTACCCACAAAAACGCGCTCAGAGTTTGGTGTGTCACTCAAACGCTCACGCAATTCCGACGCTGCTTGGTTTGTAAAAGTGATAACCACTATCTCCGCGGGATTGGTACCCCATTGTAGTAAGGTTCTAACCCTCTCTATCATACACTTTGTCTTACCTGCACCTGCGCACGCATTTACCACAACGCGCGGTTCAGTTGTCATTATAATTTCTTTTTGTTCTTTTGTTAAATTTGTATCCATATCTACCCCAAACTGTTCAGTCCGTTATTTTTAGTGTCATATATATTTATATAATAGGTTTCTTTTTGTGTCAAGTTTTCTTTAGGCACTTCTTCTAAAAGTTCAAAAGTGAAGTTGTGTGGTTTTTCCTCTGCCATTGTACGGTGGAAATAGGAAGTAGCAAGTGTACCAACTCCGAGCGCGGTTTTGACGTGGTCAGTCCAACGTCGCTTTATATTGGTGGATTTACCGATATAAACTAGCCCAGTTGTGAGCGATGTGATTTTGTAGATACCACTAACATCTGTGCGCCCATTTAGAACTCGTTTTATCATATCAGAAGTCGGTTGTTGGTAGTATAAAGTCCATACGAGTTTGTTAAGTGGCACAGAGTCATGCAACTTGGCGCGAATAGAACTCACAATTTCTATATCTTCTATATTATTAGTAGAAACTTGAATTTTGTAAAATTCTTTTTCTTGCTCCATTGCTATTGAACGCAAGATGGCTTCGTTGAGCGCGCGCCTAGTTGAACTATAGAAGTCTATGTTGTTTTGTAGAAACGCTTGTTCGGCTTGTGCTTTGGCTTTGCAGTTGTCTAGTGTTTGCGACAGTTCTGCTTGCATGAGCGCGAAGTCGTCTTTTTGTTGCTCGTACTGACTGCGCGCTCGTGTAGTTTGCGTCAAATAATCTTGTTTTAGTTCTTGTGATAGGGTGTCGTATTGGGCGCGTAGTTCTTGCTCTCGATTTTTGTAATCGGCTTCTAGTTGCTCAAGTCGTGCTTGCGCGCTCTCCAAATTTTTCTGGACTTCCTCGGAAATTTGAAAAAAAGAGGGCGGCACATTATAATTATTATTGTATTTTTTCTTGGATTTAATTGTATTATATATAACATATACTAATAAACTTATACCAATTACTACTGCTATATATAAAATTATTATAAAACTCATACTAAACAATCCTTCCCATTATGATAGCTTACAATAATAATTATAATATGCCCGCCCGTTTTTTTCAAGTTTTTGGACTGTTGCCAAAGCATCAAAATTTTCCACTTAAAAAAAGAATAAACTTGCGCTTTCTTCGCGCTTGTGATATAATAATAAGGAAGAAAGGAATTTTAATGGGAATTGGAGTTAAAGGAGAATACACTGGCTTCTCACTCAATGGAATACACAGTTCTGAATTGGGTATAACACGAGTTAGTGACAATAATAGATACGAAGAAAACATGAGCGCGGACTTTGATTTGCTTGAGACAAGTGTGGTTGGCGCACATCAAAATTATTTTTTTGCTAAAGACTTTAAGACAAAGACATGGAAACTATCGCTAGGTTTTGACAAAGCAACTTACGCACAGGTAAGAAAATTTAAACAACTTATGGGCGTTACAAATGAGTTGGAACTGGTATTTGATGAAAAGCCATGGGAAACATGGTACGTTGTAGTAGTTGACACACCTACACTAGAATTTATGCCTGTGTCACCATCAATTACACGAGCGCCCGCCTACATTTGGACTTCAAACCAAACGTCACCTACCATAGTTGATGAGACAGTTCTGAATGGGGAATGCGAGTTGCACCTAAAAGCTAACTTCCCATATGCAGTAGTTAGACAAAAATTTTTAAAACACACCTATTATGATGCGTCGGTTATCAATGCTATAAATGACACGGGCGCGCAAGGGTATTTACTCGACAAAACTAAGTTTGAAAACGCACCGCGCGCGCATTACTTTGACACACAATACACCAACATGTTTCTAACTGAAAGTGGCTTTACATTCTTTTCTAACACATATTGGACTAAGCCTAAAATGGAATACGGTATTGATGTCATTGGAGAAGCTGAAGAAAAGGTAAGAGTATACAATTGCGGTGACATTCCTGCGCCATTCAAATTCATCACACCTAATACTATAGAAGCTAAGGGGCTATCCATAGGCGATAAAGAGTTCACATTTGAAGGTGATGGTGATACATCTATACCATACATTGAGTACGATAGCCGTACAAAACTTCTGCGCGGAGTGGATAGTACAATGCACTATGTGCGCGGAAAAATTTACAACAAGGGTATCCAAAGTGGTGACTTTTTCGATATTCCTGTTTGTGAACCATTCCAACCAATTGAACTAATCACTAGCTTTCAATTGACTAACGAAGATAAAATAGAGTATAACTACTACTACTTATAGGAGTATAAATGGATAATAAATATAGGGTTTCTTTATGGGAAGGCGGAAATAAAAGTATTGACTTTTCAACTAATACACTTACAATTTCTGCCTTTAAGCCATACGAACAGAAACTGACCTTAAAGGAAAACGGACAGCATGAGTTCTCATTTCTAATACAAATGTGGGCGCGCGCTCATGAGGGAGAAGAGTTACAAGAAAATCCAATTGCTAATCTTCTTCAAAATGAAAGTGAAATTCATGTAGAGTGGAAAGACAAAACCTACCTATTTCTAATAAAAGAAATAGAAGAAACAAATAAAAAATATGAGCGCACCATCAAATGCCAAGCACTATTGCCACAGCTACTATCTCGTAATGGTTACAATGTGGAACTCAATGGTGACCTAGGCACATCACTTGGTACTGCGCCGGAATTGGCTCATCGTATTCTATATGATGCGCCTAACTTTGTGTATGACGAAGAAAACTCAGACAAGCTCTATGGTACGTTACGAGAACCATTGCTCTGGGGTACAACACAAACACAACTGCGCGCTCATGGATTGGAAGATAATACAAAAACAATTGAAGTGCCAGTTGGGGCAAGTTTTTTTATATTTCTGAAAAACAAAGACAATACTAAAAAGGGTTTTCAATTTATTTGTAACCTAAACAATGCAAAACCAACTGACTATAGCATAGATTCTGACCTTACTATTTCACAAGAAACGGTATGGGTCGCAGAGAACGATATTACATTCACATCGGATAACATTGTTGACTACCAAGGCTACTTTGGCAACTATTATACCCAAAACCAAGTTAGTCACTATGAACCTAGATTATCTATGATGGTACAAAAATATACTAATGGCTATTGGGGCATACCATACAGATTGTATAATGCCACTTCGTTTGTGGAAAACTTTGTACCAAACCATTCTAATTTCCAACTTATTACGCACAAAGAGGGACTGAAAGAATACGGTTACACAATCCAAAATTGGCAAGCTAGAAATACTGCAAAATTGTACCATGGTATCTATCCTTCGTACCAATTCATCAGCGCCAGCACTAATGAAATTTCAACCTACCTATGTGTCGACTTCAACGCCCAATATGACAGCATAATCAACACAAAACTTTCATCTACCGATAATCCAACCTTGCGCGCAGGTAGTGATATGGTAGTTCGCGCGCTCGTGAGTGGGTGTGCATTTAGTAGTAACTTTGCACATGAAGGTATGAGTGTTGTGCCAAAAGCAGGCAAGTTTGGAATTACACGAGATAAATTGAAGTTTGAGATTTTCAATTCTAATGGAGAAATTGTGGCTCAATCCACGAGCGCGCAGTTGAATAAAATTGAGTTTATGCCAACAGATGGTGTGGTAGGTGTAACCAATCCACAAGATAAGGGGTGGTACATTAAGACAAATAATACCTTCCAACTAGCAACTGACACTCAATGTAAGCCTAATGTACAATACTACGAACATATCCTAGAGGGTACAATGGGTGAAGAGTGGGGTAGTTATCCATTAGAAGTTATCAAAGACTTTGAAATTAATGATAGTATCCTAAAAATTTCATCTATTTTTAATGGTAGTTGGACACTTATACTAAAAGATATTGAACTTTCACGTTTATATCGCAACAAGTCACACGACATATTGTTTAGTGGCGCGCAAGTGCCTTCGGACATAGAAAACGTAACTGCTTTCTTCAAAGAAGAAGAAAACTTAGATATAACAGACGTCAAAAAGCTAAAGGTTGCCCCACTATCACAAACCGCTAACCTAAAACCTATATACTATGACTACGATGCAATTCACAGTCTACAAGGTGAAAAGTCAAGCTACTACAATTGGCTACAAATTCTAACAGAAGCCTTTCAATGTAGGCTAGAAATTGAACCTAACATTGTGAATGGCGCACTCGTGCCAAAAACGTTTGCTTACATGAGCGCCGACCTCACTTTTGTAGCAGGTAAGCAATACTACAAAGACAAGGACTGCACCGTTCCATATACAGGTACTAAAGGTAACCCAATGTCACTAGGTTTGTACGAACAAAAAAGTGGTTGCTATCTCGTGCGCCTAAAGCGTCCTAAGTCCAATGTAAACTACGCTGGCTTCCACTATGGCTTAAACCTCGACTCCATAATTAGAACTCTAAACTCTGACAAAATTACAACTAAAATGGTTGTATTGGATTGTGAGGTTGAGGGCGCAAACCACGGAGTATGTACAATTCGTGAAGCCAAGGACAACCCAAGTGGGCTTACTACCCTATACGACTTTTCGTACTTTGTAAATAAGGGGGATATAAAGCGTTCCGACCTTATTACAGACCTCTATTCTGATGTGTCGGGTATAGGCTTCTACAAACTCACAAGGGAATACAATACCCAACTCGCGCTCTTGAATGTGCAAAAGGCTGACTTGGGCGCTCTTGTAGTCAAACTTAAAGCAGATGAAACAGTACAATTGAATTACTCTAAGGCTGCAACCGACTCGTTCGACAAGGCATATCAAAACTTAAAAGACTTTTGTTGGAACTTTTTAGACCCAAAGCCAACTACAAACATAGATACTGCAATTATTAATTTTGCTAAACAATACTCAAAGCTAGGTGTTAAGTTCAACCAAGCAGACGTATTGTTACAAATTTTCCTAAATGCAAAAATTGTACGTGACAAGAGCGCGCAAGACTATGAAGAAACTCACACGCAACTTACAACAGCGCGCAGTCGACTTGAACAGGTTGAACAAAACATTGAAGAACTCAACAAGAAAAAACAAGACATATATAATCGCTTTACTACAAAATACAGCAAGTATATATACGAAGGCACACACTCTTCCAACAATGTTGTAGACCCTAACATTTACTACTACAATGCAATGAACGTTATGAAGGCTTCATGTAAGCCAACCGTATCCTATTCAATTGAAGTAGTAGATATAGAACAACTCAAAGGCTTCGAGGAATATCGTTTCCAAGTAGGTGACAAAACATTTGTAACTGATGTCAATCTATTTGGGCGCAACGTCAATGGCTCACCATATCGTGAAGAAATTATTATAACTGAAATTACATACAACTTAGATAATCCAACTGAAGTTAAAATAGTAGTACAAAATTATCGCGATAGCTTTGATGACCTATTCCATCGCGTAGAAGCTACTGTACAAAATGTCGAAGCCAAGGGCAACGCATATGCGCGCGCAGGTAGTATTGTACAACCTGATGGTAAAATTGCGCCATCATCAGTCCAAAAAACCTTCGACACAGGTAACATCACCTTATCCTACGGTGACCTCAAACTGGGCGCTCAAGGAATCCAAACACACAACAATCAACTGGGCGCTCAACTACGCCTTATGGGAAGGGGCTTGTACGGAACACAAGACGGCACAAATTGGACTGAAATTATAAAAGGAAATGGTGTAAATGCGTCTACACTTCAAATAGGCAACATTAATACCGCTAACATTTCTATTTTAAATGAAAACCAACCTACGTTCCAATGGGCATCGAATGGTATTACTGCTTATGCGTTCCAACCTACGGAATTTGAACTTGTAAATAACACGAGCGGTAAGTCGCCAAAAGCAGAAAATTGGTATGAACTTAATGAGCACCACATTCTAGTTCCTAGTGCAGACACACAACCTGATACCTTCTCACGAGTAGACAATGCACTACTTGTGGCTCAATATGGTAATGCATTTTCACCTTCACAATACAACCTATACGAGCGCGCAGGCAATACCTATCAACCTGCTACAGGAACATTCAATAACACCAAAACCTACTACAAGCAAGACAATAAGCTATACTTCAAGCGCAAAGATGGCTCTTACATGAAAACCAAAAAAGGACAGTTTGTGCGCCTAGACCAATTCGGTTTATATGGCTTAAATACTAATATGGTAGATGGCGCAGACTACTCCCCATCAACGCTCGAACAAATAGAGCAAGATGCACAATTCGGACTTACATGGAACGGCTTCTTCCTAAATGGCGAAGAATCTAAAGTGCGCCTAGACAGTAAAAAGGGTTTAACATTAGATTACAATAATTCATCTATTGTACTCGGTAAAATTGACGATGATAAGTATGGACTTCGTATTGACGGTGACCATGGTAAGTTCCTCGAAGCACGCGCAGGTAACATAACACTTAACGGTGATATTAAAGCAACTAGCTTAGAAATTGTGCCCGTAACTGCCTTCTCACTTGTAATCGATACTGAACCAATACGTCTGCGCGCGGGCGCTGATGCAAGCGGTGACAATTACGAATTACCAATAAAAGTTTTCAATGGAATGAAGCCATACAAAGGCACATTAACCTATAAATTTATCGACAAACAAAAATTGTATGAAAAATCAAACACAATTTCACTTACTAATGGTGAGTTTATAATTGAAAACTTATCCAAAATTGCTTACGATTACGGTGGCGATTTAACAGTTACAATTTAAGGAGTATAAATGAGCATAGTAAAACAGATACCTATTGCTGGGGCAGCTTCAAGTGAAACTGCCCTACTCAATAGTAAGGCATACAAAGACCTGCTTAAAAAAATTCAAAATGCAGGTGTAAGCATTAAGAAGATAACTTACGAGCGCGCGCTCAACGATGATGCGGATAATCCGCCAACAGAAGGGTGGAGTGAGATATAATGGCATATACATGGGAAAGATTGAAAATTGAATATAGTAATGGGGATATTGTATATACAAAGCCTAAAAGAGTAGATGAGGGCGACCCAATTAAACTTAAAAAAATTGTGCGCTACTACCAAGTGAGTTTACCCCAACCAGGCGTCCCCCTAACCAACCCACCGAACAACGCGTGGGTTACCGATGTATCGACAATATTGAATAAGCTGACAGACGAAAACTATCTGTACTACGTCGACCTATTCTTATACACCGACGATACCCATTCCTATTCAGAGGTAAAAGTTGATATTGAAATTTCGAGTGCATACAAAAGTGTCAAAACCGCAATAGCAGCAAACATACTATCTCAACAAACCGCTCAACAACAACAAAAAACACAGAAAGACTTAGACAACCTAAAACTATCTGTGCAAATCAATGAACAAGGTGTAAAGGTACAAACCAAGGACAATAAGTTTGCTATTGTAATAGGTAGACAATCAAATGAAGATACTCGTCCGCCCAGAGTAGGCTTCCTACAAGATGGGAGAGAGGTCGCATACATCGATAATAACCAACTTTATATTCAAAATGCAACAATACTAACTAGCATTAAACTAGGTAGGTTTGCTTTTACACCTGATGAAGCTACAGGTAACTTATATTTCGGAAAGGTAGAATAGAAAATGGCAGATTTTTATACAGATGGCACAGTTTGTGATTATACTCTGCAAGGTACTGATAGCGAATATTCATCAAAAGAAACCGGTTTCGGCTGTCTTATTAGTGGATACTCTACTGTACAACCCATTGTGCGCGGTCAAATAGATGCAGATAGCATTTACACATTACAAATTACTGTACCCGATGAACAAAACAATTATAAGACGGTTAAGATTATTGAAAAAGGTCAAGTTAATACAAGTGTACTTACAGAAGATTGGCTATATAGAACACTAGATGGTCAGATTAGTTACCATTTTATCTTGCCACCGCGCAAACTTCCGCGTACATTTAACAGTTTTGACCATCAAGAAGCACCAACTTATACGGGTTTTATTAATGTAATAAAAGGTAATCAAAGTTTATCTAAAGATATACTATGTCGTAGTACAATATCTAACTATGACCACCCACATGTTAATATGAATTTTATACCTTATTGTAGTGACTTTGAAGGAAACGCGAACATAAATGGTCAATACTATACCCACATAGTTTCTTGTGAGTATTGTCCTATAACAAGTGAACACAAGTCCACATGGGCACCACAATATCGACTATTTATACGCAAAACGAATGAACACACTTCAACTGAATTAAATAGTGGCTTTAATATCAAAACCTACAAACCCACAGAACAAAACGGCAGTTGGGAGCGCGAATGGTACAAGTTTATAATCCCTGCACACCCATCGTTTGCATATAAGTATAAAATGGAAGTAAGTGATAGCCTATCCACAGTTACTACAGGTGAGGTATATCTACCCGATGCCTTCAAACTAATGTCTTGGCGAGCGCAAGGTGATGGCATTGCTTTTGGTAAAAACTCGGAAAAAGCTGCGTTTGAATGTGCACTACCTACAGTATTTAGTAAGTCAGTTTTCTTTAGGGCAAATACTAAAGGTTTAAGAAATGGCAATTTGACTATGGATTTTTACGTGGACGCATCGTCATACATGGGCAACTCTACAAGGTTTGCAGGAGTGCCGTACGTTTTTGAACTAGGTATTAGCAAGGATACACTTGGAGAATATCTCGACGAAACGTGGATACCAGAGGTTTTCCCAGACACTATGTGTCCAGAGTTGTATCCCGTATGCGCGCTTGAGTCTAATTCAGAAACAGGCTTGTTCGATGATAGTAGTTTGATTTGTTTGAAACTGTATTTTTACAGAGAACCTACAAAGAAAATCAATATGACTTATAGACTAACAAAATCTATGAGCAAAGAAGCACAACAAATGTTGATAGGAGATTAAAATGAGTTTAGGAGCAGCACACAGCACTGGTATTACAATTGTAAGGTCAGAAGTTATACAAAAAGACGGTTGGAAAATTTTATATAACGAGTATTCCAATGGCTACGTCACCATGTCAGCTAAATCTAGTCAATCAGTATATGCTACCAACTCTACTGTAATGTCAAGATTTAACTTCCCCGATGGAGTACAGTTAGAAAAAGAGTCATATATTGCACAGGCTTCTTTTGGTTATAATGGTGCACTAGTCAAAGACTTTGTTATAATGGCTGATAGTGGACAAAATGCAAAGTATGATGAAAACGGCTTCAACTTTGCGTGGTGGCAAACTGCAAAGTATAATGTAAGTTTTATGTTTTACATTGAAGGCATGAAGAAAAAATAGTAAAGAGAATGTTACAAAACCTTACTTTTTCCCGTAAGGGGAGGAAAAACTACACAAATGGAACATACACAACTAATCACAAGCATAGTAGTTGCGCTGTTAGCTTCATCAGGTTTTTGGACATATATACAAACACGTTACATGAGAAAAAGTCACCTTGAAACTGCTGTAAAAGTTTTGGTAGCAGATAGAATTTTACAAGAGTGCGCGAAGCATATCCGCGTTAATGCCACTACTTGCGCGCAGCGTAGACTTTTAGGTACAATGTATAAGACATACATTGGAATGGGAGATGGTGATGAAGGTGTTAATGCCGTATGGGAACAATATAGTGTACTAAAACTGGTATCAGATGAGGAATATCTACAACAAGTTAAGGAACTACATATAAAGTAATAGGGCGAAAGTCCTATTATTTTTTATTTTGGCAAAATTTATGGTATAATGGGAGTAGAAAAATTATAAAGGAGAATTACAATGAAATATTACATAAGCGATTTACATTTGCGCCATAAGAATATTATTAAGTTTGACAATAGACCGTTTAGTTCTGTTGAAGAAATGGAAAAAGTTATCATTTCCAATTGGAACAACACAGTCAAAAAAGGAGACGTCATATACATTCTTGGTGATTTTATATGGTCGGGCGCTCTTGAAGTTTGGAATGAGATTTTAGATAAGTTGAACGGTACAAAAATTCTTATTCGTGGAAATCATGATAGTGACAAGATTGCTCACAAGTGCGCGCGGTCGCGCAAGGATTTCTTTGTGAGTGATTATAAAGAGATAGATGATGGTGACTATAAACTTATTCTATCCCACTATCCGCTCATGTCCTACAACGGTGGTTTCAGAGAACGCAATTTCCATTTCTACGGACACGTCCATGTAACTGCCGAGCGCGACGCAGTCAATAACTACTACGAAAGTCTATGGTATGCAGCTGACCACTTTCCTAACACCCATGTATCCCTAGGTCAAGCAATTAACGTCGGTTGTATGATGCCATACATGGGGTATACTCCGCGCTCGTGTGAGCAAATTGTAACCGAGTGGCGCAAGTGTAGGCAAAACGGTAAATATGAGTAAGCTAAAAGAGAGGCGATTAAACCTCTCTTTTTTAGTGCCACTATTTTAATTGTTCTAGGCTACACTCCGTATAGTCTTTGTCATCTCTAAAGCCCAACATTTTACCGTGGCGTAACTTTCCATCTTCAGTAAGTTCCATTGCACCAACTTCAATCACTTTGTATTTATAGTCTAGTGGGTTGGCTTTGATTTCATCAGTTAATCCACTAAGATATCCAATTGGCACGACCTTACCATCTTTCATAAGTCCAATTTCTAAACTGCTTGCCCAACCATAGTAATAACCCTTTGTAATTGGCGCAAGTCCTTCACCAAAATAGTAATCTCGATACTTGTTTTCGTTGAACTTTTCACCGGTTTTCTCATCTTCCCAATAGAGCCAACTTTCTGGTGCGTTGCCTTTGTATTCGCGCGTAGCCAACTTATATCCACCCGTGAAAAAGCAATCGATTGTTTCGGTTAGTTCCTTTTTAATCTTAATTGTGGTGCGCGCAGGTGTACGCTTTTGGTAGACCTTACAATCTCCACGCGTGATAACCATACCCTCACGTCCACTTCCTAGGTAGAACTGAAGCTTGTTCCAAAGGTCACTTCCTGTGTAGTAGTGCGCCCACTCAACATACTCATTTGCATACTTGAGCGCGAGGTCGTGAACGACTTCAAAGCGTTCGCGCGCACATGAGTTCATATAGTTTTTTCCGTCGTAGTAGTACACATCGAAAATATAAAAATGAAGTTTTCCATAACTTCCTTCTTGGCGCTCGATACACTTTTCCTTTAGACAACCTAATAGGCTTGTAATTTTTTTTGAACCTTCATTATTTGGCAGATAAACTTCCGCAATTAAAACTGTGCCATTAGGCAGCGACTCTACAAACTTTTTCAAATGTGGCGCCCAATCAATTTTATTCACATACTCACCATGAACATTCTTACTGCGCGCAACCATAAACACATTACCGTCTTCATCTTTAACAATGCGCTGATAGTATCCATCTACTTTAAGCGCGCCATAATAGTTGCCACTCAAAATAAAGTTTTTAATTTCACTTTTACTGTCGCCTTTATATGATTTTGCATAAGACCAATACAGCATTGCGTCCATATTTAAAAAATCTATTCCATTTATATGTCCTAGCATGTAAACTCCTTTACTGATAAAATTCTTTGTAAACTTGAACTAAATTTTCTTCTGTGCAATTTGCGTTGTTTGTCTTTAGTGCGCCTAGAATAAAATCCATTGTACGAGGAAATACACTTCCTCTTTTTAGTGGATATTTATTTATAAGTTTTCTGTGTTTTCCGAAGTGGTATTCCCAAAAACTCATATTTAAATAAACTGGCTCTTCTATTCCATAAATCATGTGCGCGAGGTATGCGCAATGGAGTATACATTTGTGTGCGTCGTTGTCTAGGTCTACTTCATCTAGTGTAACCCCATATGGAAAATAAAAACCAAGTGTCTGAATTGTATCCGCAGCAACTACATTTAGCTGTTTTTCACTCAATTTCATTGACAAAATCTCCTTTCATACTACTATTATAATACAAAATGCTATTTTTTTCAAATTCTAGGACATAATTTGACTTTTGGTAAAATTTGTGATATTCGCGGGTGCGCGCACGTGTATTTTATAGGTAGGCTTTCTTGTATTTTGACTTATTTTAAAAATTTAGCTATAATAAGAATACAGAAAGCGAGGAAAACAAAAATGAACATTACAATTCTAAAAGCTAGACGCAATAAACTAGCAAACAAAAACGCACACGAAAATGCAAAAATCATTGCAAAACTTGATAGAAAAATCAGAAAAATGGAAGAGAATTAATTGACTTTTTGAAAATTCCATGATATAATATAATAGATGAGTGAGTTCAGCGAGATACTGGCGCGCTTAAAGTATCGAGTGGCACAACCAGAGCACGAACGCTCGGAGTAGAAAGTCTACTATGAAAACAGTATAGGTTTCGCGACGTCTTCCCTGCAAGATTTTAGGCAGGTGTAAATTGTGTCAGCTCATCACTTAATTTTGGGGTATAGCCAAGTGGCAAGGCAACGGACTTTGACTCCGTCATTCGTAGGTTCGAGTCCTACTGCCCCAGCCAATATGGGGAGTTAGCTCAGTGGGAGAGCATCTGCCTTGCAAGCAGAAGGTCAAGGGTTCGAGTCCCTTATTCTCCACCAACACTCGGTGGTATAGTCAAGCGGTAAGACACAGGTCTGCAAAACCTTTATTGCTCGGTTCGACTCCGAGTACCACCTCCAACCATGGGAGATTAGCTTAAATGGTGAAGCAATTGACTGTTAATCAAGAGAGTGCAGGTTCGAGTCCTGTGTCTCCCGCCACTATGGTGCCATTGTAGAAAGGTTAGTACGTGAGGTTTTCATCCTCAAGGTCAGGGTTCGAGTCCCTGTGGCATCACCAATATGGACGCTTAACTCAGCAGGGAGAGTGCTTGCCTTACAAGCAAGAAGTCGTAGGTTCGAACCCTACAGTGTCCACCAATATATAGACGTTTAGCTCAGATGGTTAGAGCGCGCGCCTGATATGCGTGAGGTCATTGGTTCAAATCCAATAACGTCTACCATATGGAAGCCGCATAGTGGTATGGATAGATGGGCGCATCTATTGTGAGTTCGACTCTCACGACTTCCGTTACGCACACAAAACTGTACAGTATTCCCCTAGACAAGGGAAGCCGGCACTGACTTTTTTCGATGCACATTTGCAAGCACGCTTATGATGCGCGTTTTGAGGTCACGGAGCGGTAGTGAAGTCTAAACTACCGCCCCACTATCAAAATTTTTATATGGCTTCATGGTGTAATGGTTAACATATTAGATTGTCAGTCTAAAGTCGAGGGTTCGACTCCCTCTGAAGTCGCCAAATTTTAAATGTGGTGGGTATCGTCTAATGGTAAGACGCGAGATTGTGGTTCTCGTTATGGTGGGTTCAATTCCCCTACTCACACCAAAACTATGTGGGTGTAGTTCAATGGTAGGACGTTACCTTGCCAAGGTAAAGATTGTGGGTTCGAGCCCCATCACTCACTCCATATGTGGGTATAGTTTAATGGTAGAACGCTATCCTTCCAAGTTAGAAGTGTGAGTTCAATTCTCACTATCCACTCCAATATGTACCGTTAGCTCAGTTGGTTAGAGCAATCAGCTCATAACTGATAGGTCTTAGGTTCAATCCCTAAACGGTGCACCATCGACTTTTTGCCAAGTCGAAGAATTTAGATATAATGAGTAAAAATTTGTGGTGGAACGCAGGGATGTAGGTGAAAGCCCTACCTCGTAGCGGGGTTGCGAGTAGTTTAAGTAAAGTTTTGAAGGCAAATATAGAAACTTCCTTGTTATATCTTAATTTTTCTATCGGGTGATATCCTAGCGGCAATGGAAGTAGTCTGTAAAACTATCGGCTTAGCCTTCGTAGGTTCGAGTCCTGCTCACCCGACCACATGCGTCCTTAGCTCAGATGGCTAGAGCATTTGACTTTTAATCAAAGGGTCTTGGGTTCGAGTCCCAAAGGTCGCACCAATTTATGGAAGGGTGTCCGAGTCCGGTTTATGGTACCAGTCTTGAAAACTGGCGTGCGCAAGCACCGTGGGTTCAAATCCCACTCCTTCCGCCACTTATATGGAGAGATACTCAAATCGGCTAAGAGGGCGCCCCGCTAAGGCGTTAGGACAGCAATGTTGTGTGGGTTCGAGTCCCACTCTCTCCGCCATTAGGATTACAAAAAGGATTACATGCTTGCTTACACGAGCGCGCAGTCGACTTCGCGCTCATGGATTGGGCAAGTGAGAAAAGGAGTATCAACATGAACGCTTTGGAAAAGGCATTTAACATGAAATTAACAGAAAATGGTGATATTGCTTATAATAGCACGACAAATAAGTTGCTTGACCTACTTTTTATGAGTTCTTATTATGAGAAGCATTTATATGAAATAGAATTGGGCAACACAGAAAAGGAAAAGTTATTTGCTAGATTTATGCGTGACCCTAGACTAGGTTTAGGTAGACGTGACCTCGGCAGAAAACTTATGGAACTCAGTGAGGTTGACTGCGCGCACATCGTGCAAGCAGGCAGATTTGATGACCTATGGCATATTGATATGGACAAATTTGCTGATTTTTTACTTGCAGAAGTAAAAGCAGGGAACGAACTAGCAAAGAAATGGTGTCCTAGACTTAACTCAAAGTATGGTGATGTGGCAAAACATCTATGCCTTCTTTGGGGAGTTTCACAAAAAGAGTACAGAAAGCTAATTAAGGTTGATACAACTGAAAGAAAGCTATCTGAAAAGAGAGGTAGCGAAATCAACTTCGCGCACGTGCCTTCTCTTGCAATGGTAAAGTATTTTTATCGTTTTGCAAATGGCACAGATACAGGCGGTAAGTTCGCACAATATCTTGCAGATGTAAAAGCTGGCAAGTCCAAAGTAAATGTCGCAACTACAACTGTATATGATATATACAGAAATAGAAGTAAAATAGACGCAGATTTACTTTTTAATCAACTTGAAAAGATTAGTTTGAATTGTATTCCTATTGTGGACGTAAGCGGTAGCATGTATTATAGTAACGACTGTATAGGTAAAGCTTTATCTATTGGTCATTACCTTGCTAGATGCTCAACATATGCACCTAACATGTTTGTAACTTTTTCACGTTACCCAGAGTTGGTTAAAATTCCAACATCATGTTCATATGCAAGTCAAATAGCACAGATGGAAAATTCCGACTGGGGTTATAACACTGACTTAGGTGCGGTAATGGGTAAACTTCAAGAACTTGAAGAAGTGCCTGAGTATCTTGTGATTTTGAGCGATATGGAGTTTGATGATGGGTCATCAAGCGACAA